CGGAAACTGGAAGTAGTTTTTGGAACATTTACTTTAGCTAATAGTGCAAATGTAGATATGGTATTTGTACCGTCACTAGATGAGTTTATTATTCCGTCTAATTGTGCTCTTAATGTTTACGTAAGCAATAATAACGGTACAAATTGGGAAACCTACGACAAAGACTCTAATGAAGCACATGTATTCAGCACTACAGGAACCCAGCTAAGAATAAAACTATCAGCAACAGGTCATCCAAATAAAGCTCCATTTTTACAAACTAAAGGATCTCTTTCAGTGGACTATGGATCTATGCATGACGCCGCAAAGCATTCGAATATAAAATTTAAGATAACAAGAAAAAGACTAAGATAATATGGCTACAGTAACAGGTACTAAAAGACATTTAGGAATTACATCAGATACGTACGATAGTAACGGTGATGTAGTAGTCGGCGGTAATTTAACAGTAGAAGGAACTACTACAACTTTAGATACAGCTAACCTATTAGTAGAAGATAAAAATATAATTATCGGGAATGTAACTACACCTTCTGATACTACCGCTGATGGTGGTGGGATAACTTTAAAAGGTGCTAGTGACTATACCATCAATTGGGTAAATGCTAATAATAGGTGGGAATTCAACCAAGGCATATACTCCTCAGGCCCTATCACATCAGCTGGTCAGATAACAGGTACAGAAATAGAAGGAACTAGCCTAGATATAAACGGTAATGCTGATATATCAGGTACAACTACATTAAACAATACAGTTTATTTTGGAACAACAGGAATGATTACTTGGGGTAGTTTTGCTGGTGGTACTGGTTTTGGTATTAGAGGTGAAAGCGGTAGAGCTTTGAGTTTAGGTTCTAATGGGAATTGGGATCATATTGTTATAAATACTAGTGGAAATGCAACTTTTAATCAACAAGCATTTTTTGATGCTGGTTTTGATTCACATCCTATCATGCTTTCAGGCGCTCAAAACTTTGATAATATAGACAGATCAGGTTTTTATAATCTCTATAATACTCAAACAAGTTCTACTAACTCACCTCCTTTTCCTTATGGTACAATGATTGCCATAGGTAATGACAAAGGAGGCTCTGGTTTTGGATTACAAATAGCCCACGAAAGGACAGGTACTGGAATGTACGTTAGAGGTATGAACGATACAGCAAGTGCTTGGAGTGCTTGGGCTGAAATATGGACATCAACCACAGATGGAGCCGGCTCCGGATTAGACGCTGATAAATTAGATGGTCAACATGGTTCATACTACCTAGATTATAATAATATTCCTAACCCCCCTGCAATTCCAACTAATAGCACATATGTAGATTTAACAAGTGCACAAACCATAACTGGTGCAAAAACATTTGATGGTGCAATTACCTCAAATGATGACGCAACATTTAATAGTTTATACGTTGGAACAGATGATAACACGATTGCTATTGATAGTAACGATATGCTCTATTTAATGGGCGATAGCGGTATAAACTTAGAATCTGCTGATGGAATTAATTTAAAAATAAGTGATGTTCTTGAGATTACTGGAACTGCTGGATTTAGTTTTGGGAATAGTAATTCATCTAATATATCATCAACAAACCTTACAGCAAATAGGAGTTTTACAATGCCTGATAGGAATGGAGAATTAGCTGTAACGAGCGATATTCTAACAGACTTTGTATCTGCTGCAAATGGCGGAACGTTTCAAGATGATATAAGTGTTCATGGTAATATACTTTTAACAGGAACTGCAACTACTACAAACCAAGATAGAACGATTGATTTTACCGGGTTTGACAAAGAAGGTACAACAGACTTTTCAGATAGAGCTTTTATAAAACATACTACCAATACAGGAGGACATGCAGGTTCTGTTTTAGTTCTCAGTTCACTAAATGACTCAGAAGATGGTATTGCATTCCTTACCAATGGCTCCAGTAATTTAAAGCATAATAACAATACTATTTGGACGTCAGGAAATGATGGAGCTGGCTCGGGACTAGATGCAGATACCCTGGATACGTATTCTTCTATATCATTTGCTAGAAAGGCAGAAGCAAATCCTATATTTACTAATGGATTATCAAAACAGAACTCTAGATATCACGACGGAGTAGTATCAGAATACCCCTTAGGACACTATACTCCTGGTGAAACTCTTTTTGAAATTGATCCAACTTGGTCAGATGCTGAATTAAAATCGTATTTTGACAACAATAGTGTTTCATGGGATGAAGTTGCTAACGCTCCTGGAGGTTATGCAATTTATATAAATGGAAGTGTTGGAGTTGGTGGAGTATATAGCTCTGGATTCCCATTAATTCCAATCGACGAAGACGCTACATACTATCAGGAGTGCTGGATTAAAAACGCTACCTCAGCTACAATGGGACACTACATGGGGTCTAATGATTATGAAGCAGACTTTACACACCCTGCATCTGGAGCAGGAAACCCAGGTTCTTACGGGTACTGGGTAATGTCAAATACAAACCCAGGTAATACTTGGACAAAAGTTAGTGGGTATATTACAGGACACCATGCTTCAAACTCAGGTGCATTTGAAACAGACGCTACTTATTTTACACCATTAGCATTATTTAACTATACGACACCTGCATCGGGAACAAGAGCATGTTGGATATCAGGATGGAAAATTATAAGAGTAGATAAAGTAGGAGATAGGATATTTCAAGATGACGTACAAGTTAAAGGTAAATTAGAAGTACATACTTTAGATAACAATACTACATCTGCAACTGCTTTAGTTATGAATAGTAACGAAGTAGAAAAAAGAACTTTAGGCTCACTTGCTTTTAGTAGTGCTACAATACCTACTGATCATGGAGATCATGACGGCTTATACTTACCAATTGGAGGAGGTACTGTTACCGGACCATTAGTAGTGGATACAGCTGGAGGAGCTGAAAAAATGACTTTCAATAATGAGTATAATACTGCACCAATTGCAGACACTTTTTCTGGAAATACTTCTAAGTCTTATATTTCATTTGGTGTTGTAGCAGGAAGTAATGATCCTGGGTTTATTATGCATGAAAGTAGTGCAACTGAAACAAACGAAGGTGTACTACACCTAGTACCATCAGATGATAATGCAACAGGAGACTATGTAAGCATTCACGGTAGTAATGATGCAGACGTAATAAAATTACATACAAGCGGATTAATTGAAACTGCAAATCTACAGCTGCAAATAAAATCAGGTTTAAACGCAGTTTATATAAATGATGATCTATCAGTTGCAAATGGAGGTACTTTCGGTGGGAACTTAGGTGTTGACGGTGGTAATCTTACTATCAACGGTGCCTACCCAAGGTTTAATATGTACAGCACCGACGCAGGTGAAGATGATTGGTCTATTATAAACAACAACGGAATATTCGGTATATATAATAATACTCAAGCATCTTATGCTTTAAGCTTAGCTGAAACAACTGGTGATGCAACCTTTTCTGGTAACTTACAAATACCAGAATACCTCTATCATGCTGGGGATACAGATACAAACTTACGATTCCAAATAACGCTATTACACTAACTGCAGGAAGTAGGAGAGCAATCGATATAAACACAGCTGAAACCATAGTAAACGAAGCATCAGCTGATCATAACTTTAGAGTAGAATCCAACAACAACGTAAACATGTTATTTGTTGATGGAGGAAGTGATAGAGTCGGTATAGGGATTGCTTCACCACAGCAAAGATTATCTGTAGACGGAGGGAACATAGGATTAGGGTTAGGAGCTGAAGTTTACGGAATCATAGCACCCAATAATATCAATTTTGGCTTAGACTTTATTATCGGAGATGGTGCTGCTAGTGGAGATACACCTGTAATGTCTCTGAAGAGTAACGGTGAAGGACCTGAAGGAGTAGTACAGATTTACGGATCAGGATCAACAGTATTAGACATACAGGGTTCACAAGGACAGTTATTTTCTATAACAGACGATCTATCAGGAGATCTATTTACAGTATCAGACATATCAGGAGTTCCAATATTTAATGTAAATGCTACCGGCCTAGCTACTGTTGATGGGGATACGATTATCAACGATAAATTAGGAGTTGGAGGAGTAACTCCAACAGCAGCTTTACACATTACAGGTCCACCTCCAACAGCGTACTCACCACTTATTATAGTAGAAAGAAGTAGTCCTGAGATAGAATATAGAGATGTAAACACAACTAATAACTACGTACAGTTTACAGAGAAGTTTAATAACGCAGCCGGTTCAACAATAGCATACCGTAAAGTCCAACAAAACCCAGGTGGAACCGGGATATACACTGTATACGACACTGGAGCATTATCAAATCAAGGTACTGAATACGTACAGAAAAATAATTCCTACCATTGGAAAATCGACGGAGGTACTAATGAAGTATTTAATATAGGTACAGTAGGAGGTAATGTAGGAGTAGGAGTCACAACTGCTTCCCAACTTCTTCATGTAGGCGGTAATCTCCGATTACAAAATCAATTATACGACAGTACAAACTCACAAGGTTCAACCGGACAGGTATTGAGCAAGGTAGCTGCCGGAACAGCTTGGGCTGACCTCTCATCACTTACAAGCTCAGTTGGAGGGTCTGGAACTAATAATACCGTTCCTTTATGGAACGGTACTACTGGTTTAGATAATTCTAATATAACCCAAACCAGTGTTGGTGCTATATCTATCAATGAGACAAGTCCTGCAAATGCTACTGAATTTAATATAAAAGCATTATCATCCTACTGTTCTATGAGAATGAAAGGAGCAACAGGAAGTGGAGCAGATATAGCTTTTTTAGATAATATGACATTTTTAGCCGGGGTAGCAGGAGTACCGGGAGGATCAATGCAATTTAGAACTAGTACTAATATAGCAACAAACGGACTTGCTCTAACTTTAACATCAAACCAAGATGCTGTATTTACAGGCAACGTAGAAATTGAAGAAAATTTAGCATTTAAAAAACCAACAGCAAATAATCAATTCAGAGGTGAAATAGTCACTTTTGGAGGACAAGGGACTATAACTGTAGGAGATATAGTGTATCTAGATACATCTGGTAATTGGCAGAGAGCAAAAGCTGATTCAGATACAACTAGTAAAAGTTTACTAGGAGTAGCAATGGGAACTACTGCCTCTGCCGGAATTTTATTAAGAGGATTTGTAAAATGTACTGCAACTTTTACACAATCTTTAAACCCAGGGTTACCATTTTACTTAAGTAATACAGTAGCCGGAGATGCTTATGGTGGTATTCCAAGTACTACAGGACATATAGCTAGAATAGTAGGATACTCTATTGGTTCAGCAGAAATGTATTTCTGTCCAGATAACACATTTGTAGAAATAGCATAAGGATTATAATATAAAACATTAGACAAACATGGCAAGAGCGGATTATAAAGGTAGGTATAAAAGCGGTTATAAAGAAAAAACAATGACCTTCAATGAAGATAAGATAACTTTCGCTGATGGAGAAGAAACCTTTAATGTAATGATGGACTGGGAAAGCCCCATAATGAAACAAGCTGCTGATTTTGTAACAGACGGTGGAACAGCACAGACTATATTAGAGTTAGGATTCGGAATGGGAATATCAGCCGGGTTTATACAAGGATTTGAACCTGATTTACATACTATTATAGAATATCATCCAGTTATTGCAGAAAAAGCTCAAGAATTTGCAAATACAAGGAATAAGGCATACAGTAGAGATAAAGGAACACAACATAAAAGAGTAAATGTTATATCAGGTAAAGACTGGTATGTAGAATTTCAAAAAGATTTTGAAAACTCAGGACTAAGAGAGTATCACGGAATTTTTATCGATACTTACAACGATACTAACATGAAGAAACTGAAAAACTATATTACAAAACTGCTAGGACCCGGTGGTAGGATGACTTGGTGGAACCCTATGCAGGATATACTTCCTACAGAAGCACTAGCAGAAGAAAGAGGTGTTAAGTACAAAGAAATAATACTAAGTGATTTTGGAGTTAAATCAATACCTACTAATAAATACCATACAACAGATCATTACTATATGCCTATGTATACAAGAGAAGGAAAAAGAGAACCATATTCACCAATATTAGAAGGAGGCGGATACCAACCCGCTCCAGGACCTGAACTTAAAGGGTAAGGATAGTAATTATAAACCAGAGTTATGCCAACAATACCATCAAGTCAACAGTCAATAGACGGATTAGTAAGAAATCAATTAGATACAACACTTTACACCTGGAGTGATGCTAGAGACGATACCACAGGTTCTTCAAGAATAGTTAACCCAACATCTATGTCTCCCGATGCCTTTGAGCAAACGGTTAGAGGGCAAAACTGGGTAGTAGAAAGATGCATGTTATCCTTTGATTTTTCCGGTGTTTCCGGTACTATAACAAGTCTACAACTTAAACTCTATAAATCATCAGGGTATACAAACTATAAGACTATAATAGCTGTAAAGAACACAAACACATGGGGTTCAGGTTTAACTGCACAGTTGAGTACTAGTGATTATACTGTAGATTTTAATACACCTTATTCAGGTAATTTTAATATGGGCCCTGGTGGAGCAGGAACTGTAAAAACAGTAGACCTTAACAGCGATGCTAAAACAGATGCTGTAGGAAATAGCGACTTTAATATAGGTTTATGCGATTATAGTTTTGATTATTCAGATACAGAACCCGGCCTTACATTAGTAACTACTGCTGGTTTTTATTACAATAATTCTTCTTACTATCCAAGAATAGAATATACACTAGATACAGGTTTTGGGGAAATAGTAAACGGAGTAATAGCAGCTAATATAAATAAAATTTTAAACGTAGGAAGATTAAATGTAAAAAGAGTAATAGATACACCTAAGGGATCAACTTTTACTTTAGCAGGGGTAACAGGTGAAAACGATAATGTAAATGTTACATCTTTAATAAACGGCTCATCAGCTTTTGGAAATGTACAGCCTTTTGTAGATCCATCCGGTACAAGACTTTACATACCGGAGCATAGTAATAAAAAAATACGACAACTTAGCATGTCATCAGCAAATAACATATCTTCTACTATTTCTAACGTAGGAGTAAGTTCTGCTCTAACTAATTCTTTTACCCATTTTCAAATGTCAGCTGACGGGACTAAAGCTTATATTATGTATAGTAATTCTGTTGTACAATACACGTTAAGTACTGCTTGGGATATTACTACAATGGCAACTATAGGGTCAACCCTTAATCTCTTAGTGCCAGCTGGTGGTCTTACCAGAGGAATGCATTTTAGCCCAGACGGTACACAACTAATAATAATGACAATAGATACTTCTCCTAGCCAAATTAATTTATTAAAATATACTTTGTCTACTGCATTTAATATTACTACTGCAGGATCTCCAACAACTAGCGATATTACCTCAACAGGACCTGGATCTCCTAGCTCAACTGTAGGACTCTGTGTAATAGAAGACGCAGGTACACTACACTATGTAGTAGCAAGTTCCGGTAACGATGATACTCGATATGAAGACGGAATCTTAAATGCAGATTTTGCAGAGCAAACTAGTTTGGTATATGCAGCTCATGTTTCTTGTGAATATACTAGTAATTATATGTACAGTTTAACAAGAACAGGTACAACCGGAAACTATACATGGACATTGTACCAACATTTAACTAATATATAATAGAGTTGGTAGTTAAAGTTTTTTTACCTATATTTATATAAAGAACAATAAACTAAAGTTCAACACTTAATAAAATAAAATATGAATACTTACAATTGGGACTGTAAAACAGTAGATGTACACCCTTCAGAAGGAGGACAGACAAACGTTATATACAACGTACATTGGAGAGTAACAGCTACTTCTGATGCTGTAGATGGAGAAGGAAACGCTTATAATGCAACTAGTATCGGAACCCAGCAACTTGAATTTAATTCAGGTAGTGCATTCACAGCATTTGGCGACTTAACACACGCTACAGTTATAGAGTGGACAAAAGCAGGAATGGGAGAAGAGCAGGTAAATACGGTCCAAGGAGGATTAGATTCTCAAATTACAGAATTACAAACACCAAGTTCTATTACTTTAACAGTAGGAGACGGAGAATAAAAAGAATTAAAAATAAGTTGCAGAACTAAATAATAGTTCTTATATTAATTAATATATAATTTAATCGATTAATTTAAAGTTACAAAATGGCAAATCAAAAGTTATCAAAAGAAGAGTTAGGAAAGATTGAAGAAATCCAAAAACGAGTTCAAGCAGTAAAAGTTGAATTAGGAAATGTAGGCCTAGCAGAAATAGATTTAAAAACACGTAAGGCTAACATCGAGCAGTACTTAACAGAAACACAAGAGCAAGAAGCTACTGTTGTTAAGGAGTTAGAAGAAAAATACGGTAAAGGATCTATCGATTTACAGAACGGGGAATTTATTCCAACCGAGGAAGTAAAGGAAGAAGAAGTAGTTACTGAAGTAAAGTAAATCTATTAGTTTAGTAATATTATTTAGAGGGGAGGGTTTATACCTTCCCTTCCTATTTATATACAAATAACTACCTGTACATTACAGGAACGGTTTACAAAATAAGCTGATATTTATAAAAGACATTTAAATAAACTTCATTAAACATGGCAGAAACAATTATCTCTCCAGGTGTATTCACAAGAGAAAATGATATTTCATTTATTCAACCAGCCCCTGTAGCAGCAGGAGCAGCAATTATCGGACCAGCAGTAAAAGGACCAGTAGAAATTCCAACATTAGTTACCTCTTATGGTGATTATGTAAGGAAATTTGGTACTACTTTTGCATCAGGTTCAAACTCTTATGAATTCTTAACTTCTATCGCAGTTAAAAATTATTTTCAACAAGGTGGTAACTCAGTATTAGTTTCTAGGGTAGTTACAGGATCATTCGATGCTGCTACATCGACTACTATTAGTAATACTACATCTACTACAGGTGTTGCAACAGCAACAGGATTAGTAGCTAGTTTCGCTCAAGCAGACGATACACAACAGTATATTATTCAAGCACCAGACGGGACTGAATACAACTTCACAGCAATTGTAGGAGATGTACCTGACGATATTCCATCGGCGAACCAGTGGTATTTCTCCCCAGGAGCAGATGCTGCAGCAACAGTAGATAATTTAGGAGCGGCAATCGATGGAGCCAATATAGCAGTAATACATGGAGATAATGCAACATCAGATACATTAGAACTAGACGGTAGAGTAGCAGGAACAGCAGCTAACGGATATATACTTAGAGTAGGAGATGCAGCTGGAAACGATCCTTCAGCAACTGCAGTTATAACTTTAGCAGGAGGTACAGAAACAACATCTACTACTACAAATTCATTTATAATATCAACCTTAGGAGAGGGAACAATATACAATAATGCAACAAATGCTAATACTATCCCACAAAATTCTGATAGCTCACTAGTTAATGGTAGCTCGGATAACGTAAGATGGGAAATAAGTAACGTAAATAGCGACCTTGGAACGTTTACAGTAAGTATTCGTCAAGGAGATGATAGCTTAAAAAATAAAATTGTACTGGAGACATTTAATAATGTATCTCTAGATCCTAATTCCCCTAACTATATAGAAAGTATTATAGGAAACCAGCGTCAAGTATTATCAACAGACGGAGATGGTTCAAAATATATTTCTACCCAAGGAGAATATGTTAATAAATCTAACTACATAAGAGTTTCTAGCGTACCAGCACAAACATTAGATTACTTAGCAAACGACGGAGTAACAGTCAACACAGATTCTCAAGGAGTAAGTTATGCTAGTTCTCTTCCAATAGCACAATCAGGATCATTCTTTGGAGCAACTGGAGGACATTTTGCAGCAGACAGACAAGGTAAATTTTTCGGTGACATAGACGGAATAGATACACAAGGTTTAACCGCAGGTTGTTATTCTGATATAATATCAGTATTAGAAAACAGTGACGATTACATCTTTAATATTATATCAGCACCAGGATTAGCCTATAACTTAACTGGTCATTCTACAGAAATAGACAGCATTGTATCTTTAGCTGAAACTAGAGGAGATTGTATATCAGTAATTGACTTAGTAGACTATAGTGTAACAGGTGAAAGTACAGTAACAGGACAAGCAGCAGGACTTAACAGTTCTTACGCAGCTTCTTACTGGCCATGGTTACAGACTCAATCTGCAACAGGTAGAAACGAATGGATTCCAGCATCAGTTGTAATACCAGGAGTATATGCTTTCACAGATAACAGTTCAGCACCTTGGTTTGCACCAGCAGGATTAGTAAGAGGTGGAATTACAGGAGTAATACAAGCTCAAAAGAGACTAACAAGAACTCAAAGAGATACATTGTACTCTAGAAAAGTAAATCCAATCGCTTCCTTCCCAGGACAAGGAATTTCAGTATTCGGTCAAAAGACATTACAAACAAAAGCATCGTCTTTAGATAGAGTAAATGTAAGAAGATTGTTAATTGAATTGAAAAAGTTCATTGGTGACGAATCAAGAAACTTAGTATTCGAACAAAACACATTAACAACAAGAAATAGATTCTTAGCTAAAGTTAATCCTTACTTAGAGTCAGTAGTACAGAGACAAGGTCTTTACGCTTATAGAGTAGTAATGGACGACACAAACAACACTGCAGACGTAGTAGACAGAAATCAATTAATAGGTCAAATCTTTATTCAACCAGCCAAAACTGCTGAATTTATAGTACTAGATTTTACAATTGAGCCAACAGGAGCAACTTTTGCAGGATAAATTTAAATTAAGATATTTATAATAAACAATAAATAAAAATGGCAGTATTAGATCCAAACGAAATTATGTTTAGAGCCTTCGAACCGAAGGTACAGAATAGATTCATCATGTATATGGATAACATTCCATCATTCATGGTAAAAACAGTATCAGCTCCTTCGTTTGAGGATGGAGAAGTTGTGCTAGACCACATTAACACTTATCGTAAGATTAGAGGAAAGAGAATGTGGAATGATATGGATATGACATTATATGATCCAATAACACCTTCCGGAGCTCAAGCAGTAATGGAGTGGGCAAGACTTTCTTACGAATCAGTAACAGGTCGTGCAGGATATTCAGACTTCTATAAAAAAGATTTAACACTTAATGTATTAGGTCCAGTAGGAGATGTAGTATCAGAATGGATTATCAAAGGTGCTTTTATCAAAACTATGTCACAAGGAGACTTTGACTGGTCATCACCTGACGCAGTAGAGTTATCAATGACTGTAGCAATGGATTACTGCGTACTAAATTACTAATACAGCCTTAATATAAATAAAAGCTCGATTAATTTCGGGCTTTTGTTGTTTTAAAAAAGTATTCTTCGTATATTTATATTAAGAACTAGTTTTAATTAATAAAATTTATGGAACAAACACAAAAATTCCCAACGGAGATAGTAGACCTACCTTCTATGGGTAAACTCTACTCAAAAGAATCTCCATTATCTAGCGGTACAATTGAAATGAAGTATATGACTGCTAAAGAAGAGGATATTTTAACTAACCAAAACTATATTGAAAAAGGTATAGTAATTGATAAACTACTTAAAGCTCTTATAGTAGATAAGACTATAAACTACAACGAACTGTTAGTGGGAGATAAAAACGCTCTACTAATAGCAGCACGTATTTTAGGCTACGGTAAAGATTATGAGTTTAATTATAACGGATTAACAGAGAAAGTTGACTTATCTTTACTAGATAATAAGAAACTGCATACAGATATTGAAAAAGCATCTGAAAATGCTTTTAACTTTACCCTACCTACCACAGGACACGTTATCACATTTAAGTTACTATCACACGGAGATGAATCAGCAATAGATCAAGAAGTAAAAGGGCTTAAAAAAATTAACAAAGAATCATCAGCTGAATTATCTACTAGACTAAAGCATATGATTACGGCAGTTAACGGTGAAGCAGATAAAAAAACCGTTAGATCATTCGTTGATAATCAATTCTTAGCAAGAGACTCTAGAGCGTTTAGAAACTACCTTAGAGACTTTCAACCAGATGTAGACATGAAGTTCTACCCAGAGGATGGTCCAGAAGGGGGGATAGACATCCCAATTGGGGTTAATTTTCTTTGGCCTGACGCCGTCGTATAGGTTATCTATATTTACGCAAATTCATGAAATAGTATTCCACGGCAAAGGAGGATTTGATTATGATACGGTGTACAACATGCCTATATGGCTAAGAAACTTTACTTTTCAGAAATTACAAGATCATTTTGAAAAAGAAAAAGCCGAATACGATAAAATAAATAAGAAATCGCAGACAATTAAAGGCGGTA